TATTGCCATTTTAGTGTCCGTGTGTTATAATCCAATATTGAGTGCCATCGCTTACGACTTGGTCATAGCCGTTCTTAGCGTTATCTGAGTGAGAGGTTGCGTCATCTATTAATACGCTTCCGTCTCCTGCGTTAATTGTTACCTGGTTTGATGCATCTGTTTTCTTTACCACATACATCTTCCCTTTATTCGCTTCGGAAGGTTGCGGAAGTGTAACCGTAATAGAACCGCCAGAAGTATCACATAAAATAAGCCAATCGTCATAGGTTGCTGAATATGGGGAATCTGTACTTGTTAAGTTTGTTATTTTACCACTGCCTAACCATGCACCTACTACGGGATAGTTTTCTACATAGACTCTATCGCCTTCAGGCACTTCAAAGTCATTACAGTGAATAGTAGTAGTGTTGTCAAATTGTCCGATAAATACGCCCTCACCAGCTAAGATAGTGTTGTATTTTCCGTAATTGGTGTTACCTGTACCCATCATGACCGCATCATCGCTACTACCAAAGTTATCCCCTGTGTCCATTCCGCCACTTGTATTCTTGGTGTTCTTAACTTGTGGCTCTCCGTCTAAAGTATAGAAATCAGGGTTTACAGGATTATCTGTATCTGAACCACCTACTCCTATCCCTTTCTTATTTGGTTTACTCGGTGGGTAATAACCTGCAAGTAAAAACTCACATTTAGTCAATCCCTCTTGAGTAGGGTTAAAGTCTATGACCTTGTTAAGTCTCCAGTATTGACCCTCGAAAAAGTAAAGCGAATTGAATCGAATATTCGCAAAGGTGTTAGGGTTAAGTCTAAAGTAACCTCTAAAAATCTTAGAGTTCTTATCTATGATCTCAGCAATTGTCTTATAATAGTAGACGTTCACGAGATTCTGATTGCTATAACCAAAACCTAATGGAACATAAGCAGACTGTGGCATTCCAAACGACAAATCAAACTGCATGTCATAAGGGTTATCCATGTGGGTTGTAACAGGGTAATACTCTACATTCGGCTGACTTGGTTTTGTCTCGTCATAAAAGAAATAAGTAGGTACTTGCTTAAGCCCGTTGTAGTAAAGTATACGAAGGTCGTTCGTGTGCTTCCCTTGGTCATCAGAAGACAAAGAAAAAAACTTATTATTCTCGTTGTATAGGGTAGTAGACGAAAATGCAACTTCTATCTTTTTCTCACTTTTGATAAAATCGTTGTCTATCCTTAGCGTTCTATCTCCATAGATTCTGCCTGTGTTGCCGTTGTATCTTGCACTACCGTAATCTGTTCCTTGCTTGTAAGTGAATACATATGGGTTGTTCTGAAGGTCACCCATTGGTAAAATCTCATGCGGTTGGTCGTAGTCGAGTAAATCAGTCCAATCTATATTATCACCATCATAGAAATCATCACGAGGAACAAACCTTAATTCTTTCGGGTTAGTCTGCTCAACGTATAAGTTGAACATCCTAAGCAATGAAATCATGAAGTCTTTTTGAGTATGCTTGTCATTAAAGAAAAACCCAAAGTCTACTGTCTCGTTGTACTTTATTCCTTCGTTCCTTATCGCATTGTAAAAATAGGTATCAGAAGAGATTGACAATGTGCCAAAAGGTTCTACTATTCTTAAGTCTACTCCTGAAATTCTAACTATGTAAGACAGTTGAACTATTTCAAACTTAACTACATCCCCTGCATCTACATCTACTGCAAAAATTAAGGGTGTTGAAAATGTCCAAGATGTATCGCTAACATTGTCGCTCGATGGGTATTGGAAATCTCTTATCGTTCCATTAATGAGAAGTTGAGTCCTCATTTGTAAAGCTTGAGGACTTGCTAAAGGTGATATAGGTGTAAATGTAATGTTTGGGGCGAGATAGAAAGTGTATTTACCCCCTACTGGTACGGTGTACTCATAAGTCGTATTATCGTAGTTATTACCGTTATCAAAATTGCCACCTGTAGAGTCGTTACTAAATGCAACAGTAAAATCAGTTGTACCACTTGTGAAAGTCTGACCCGTGCTTTGAGCCTGAAATAGTCTGTCGGTTGCTCCACTTGCAGACAGTGCATCGGTTGAATAAGGTACGATTAATCTCTTAAATCTGTCAGAGGTAAAAAACGAATCATCGGTATACTTATAGCCTTTCGTACTGAATATCTTATCTACGATAGTTTTAGCATAGAGTGCAGGTGTATGGTCATCCGCTTTCCATTCGTTTACGTCAGCGTTTAATATCGTGCGTTTAGGTAGTACCTGAGTCCATACATAGCCGTTACCATACTCAAAGGATTGAGGAGATCCGTCTACATAGATTTGATTATCCCAAGAGTCCTTAATATTGATAATATTGCAAGTGTGATTGTACTCGCTAAAATCCAACTCATTTAGCTTGGCGTTTTCAAGGTCAGTGAATAGGTTAGCACCTTCTCCGTGAATGGTGCATTGATATTCTATTCTGCCGTTGTTGTTTAGAATCTCAGTCAAGCGAATAAAACCGCTTATTTGCGGCATTCCGTCAACCAATACAATACAGTCTGCTTTTTTGTTAGGATCGAAATCAGGGTTGTACTGACCACTCCCTACAATGTCGTTAGCAACGTCAAAAATAAAGTTAAAAACCTTGTTGTTTTCTGATGTGCCTGGTATCGTTAATGTACGGGTAAAATCTGAGCTACGAGTTTCGGGGTTACGAATATCAGCGATTGTCTTATTTATGCTAATTTCGAAGTCATCCGATAACGCAATAGGTTGCCCATTTATTAAAAGTTCTATCATAATACTTGAGCCTTGTCTATAAAGCTATGTTCTACCTCTAAGGTCAAATTGAATACTTTGTCGTTTATGTGGTATCGTTGCTCGTAGTCGCTTGTCCTTACGTTTATAGGAATTAATTCAGTGTCATACATCCAAACACGAGGCGAGTTAATCAATTGCTTTAGCCATACCGCTTCTGCTTCTGTTATGAAGTCTGAGTTCAGCGTAGTGACTTGAGTCATCTCATTATAGTAGTCGCTCTTGCTATGTACCGACCTATCAAATGAATAAGATGTACCGCTAAGTGTGTACGGGTTTTTTCTGTACGTATTTTTTACGCTCGTAAAATTGTCACGCCTAACCTTATTGAATCTGAAGGACTCGACCGCTCCGTATTTGTTAAGAAAGAATAAATCGACTGAGTTGTATTTAGAGCAACGATTGTCTATGTTAATCGTGTAAACCGAACCTATTGTATTTCCACCTGATGCCTTCGGTGTTATTGTGTATGACGTTGTACCGCTTGGGATACCGCCTGGTATGTTTGCCCCAATCGGAAAGCGAGTGATCTCGTGAGTTGTGCCAGTAACTTGTGCAGTTCCGCCACCGCTATAGCTAATATCCAAATAATCAATATTAGAGTTGTGCAAAGCGTAAAGCCAATCTTTTTGATTTTCATGAATCCGTTTTGAGGTTAGACTTGTGAGAAAGTTAGCAGTTGAACCACTCGCCATTAGATAGTCATCTTGCGAATAGTTAATAAACGCTAATGGATGAAGTGCAGCGTTCCAAACTGTATTGCCTGTAACGTCTGTTACGCCTGTGCTTACCTGAATGTCTGCCGTTGCTCCTGAGCTATACTCATAGCCAAAGCTCAACGTATAATCAAAGTAGGAATTTGTGCATCCGCTTGAGTTGGTATCCTCATAGTTCCAGTCATAAGTGGTATAAGCACTCAGAACTTTTGAGATATTGAATACACCTTTGTCAGTAGTACCGAAGTAAGGAGGCACTTTCAAACGGCTCAATAGAGTTCCGCTTGTATTCTTGACATCGCAAATAAATTTGAAATTGAAGTTGCTCGTTATTCCCGTACTGGTCTCTTCTACAACCCAAAGATTATCGTTGTTAGAAGGTTGGTAAGTACCGCTGACCTGATGTGTTCCTGTTAAAGCCATTTTATATAATTAACAAAAATAGAGTATTGACCTAAATCAAAAAAGCCCCCTAATTAGAAGGCTTTAAGTATTGATCAGATAAATAATAAGTTTCACTGTATTTATAGTGGTTTTTTAACTTTGCCGATAACTTGGTTTCCTTTATAAAACTTACCACTTCCATTAACAATAACAAAATAAAGTTGATCACCGGTAATATATGCTGATTCAACTTTTCCTATTGCTTTTTGCCCATCTTCTTGGATCACCTCAACCCAATTTCCTTTCCTTATGTTTGTGTGTTTCATCAATCAATTTCTTTTACATCTGCCAACTCAGAACGAGAAAAGATACAATTTTCAAGTTGACCTTCCAACAATGTATAATACTCTATATACTTTTGATAATAAGCCATTTTATATAATTAACAAAAATAGAGTATTGACCTAAATAAAGAAAGCCCCCCAAAATGGAAGGCTTTAAAGTATTAAAAAAAGGACGTTAATACCACTTGTTTGATATATTTTAGAAAAACTTCTCTAGCATTCATCTCATCGGTAGCTAGTACTCTAGTACCCTCTAAAGCTTTATCACCCGGGCGGCGTACCATAAACTCTGCCTTACCCTCCTGATTAAATAACCCAACCTGATCTACAAATAATACTGTTATAGTGTTGTTTTTTTCGTTTTTCATACATCAAAGATACACATATTTTTTATATTCCAAAAATATTTTTTCTTTTTTTAAAGCATTTCGTTCAGACAAGCACAAACGTAAGACTCAAAGCCTTTGGCTGCTGCACCCTCTAAACGCTTCATTCTTTGCTTTGTAATCGTGTTGTGAAACGCTAAGGTATTTAGAAACTCAATAATCGGCATCTTTAGAATAGTGTCCCACTCTTGCCGTCTACCACCTGCAAGTCTATCTATGAGGCTAAGCCATCCAAAGACATCGCCTTTGCTTTCTCCGTCTCCTCCTTCAAATAGGTTAGGGTAGCGTTTAATAATTTCGGATAGAGAGCCGAAAAAAAAAGAGCGTAATTATAGAAGTTTACAATCGGTAGGCTTTTAAAGTTCTCAACCTTCCAAGTGTAATCATCCTCTATTTTGCGCCCAAAAATATTAACTCGATACGATAAGCAACCGATAATCTCATGTAGCGCCTCTATTTTATCTTTATTCGCTAATTCTTGCAACTCAATAAAGTGGTGAGCTGACATTTCACGAGCTGACTTAATAAGCCTAAAACGTCTGCCGTTATGCTTAAATTTAAAAGTGAGGTTTTTATGAGGAATCTCATTTAGAAACGAAAGGTCTACTTCTCTAAGTTGGTCGATAGTCCATTTGTTAATCTCCTCAATAGGTACGTCTTTGATAATTGCTATCGTGTAGGCAACCTTGCGAATAGGATTGTCCTCGTCTAATTGTTCGATTCTCTGAATCTTGTCTATTGTAATATCGTTCCAGTTCATATGTCTATATTGTATTCGCTCATTCGTTCAATTAAAAAGTCTTTAGCCTCGTACAACGCTTGTAAAACTTCCTCAGGCGTTTCATCAGGTGCGTACTTTGTGTGTGTTCTTAGGTAGTTGTAAATATCGTGTACAATTGCATAATACTTGTGACCGTTAAGACACATTTCTAAATCATGCTCCTCGTCTGCTGAAAATTCTATAATAGTTTTAGGCATAGAAAAATACTCCTTTTTTATTGTGTTGTTTGCAATCCCAAGCTAAAGCCAAACTCATGACCGCATCATCGTGGAGACCTTGCGGTGCAGTGTAGCGTACTCCCGTTCGGGTGTATTCAAATTCAAAGTTACGCATTTCATCCTCTATTATCCCGTTTGGGAATCTTATTTGTGTTTGCTGAACTGCTACTACTAAGCCTTCTATAAGTTGTTGTTTAGATTGACTCGTAAATTTGAAACCTTTTATTCTTGGGTGATTTCTTTGCAGTTGCTCTACAATCGGGTCTCCTACGCCGGTACTATCCACATAAGCAGGTGTATTCCCTACTATCCGTGATACAGTCGCTAAAGTCTGAGACCAATCTTTTTGGAATCTATCAAAGTAGCAAACCTCACCATTCTCGTTTAATCCAGTGATCACAGTCCAGTCAGTATATTTAGCCAAGTCAATCCCATAAGCCACAGGCGTTCCTGATAGGGTGTTGTTTATGCAGTTGTCAATATTGCTAGATCCAAACGGATTAGAATTATCGTCAGCAGGTTCAGCCAAATACAATTCTTTAAATACATATTCGGGTAAGTCTCGTTTTGCCTGTTCAACTTCCTCTGCTTGAAGTATTCCTTCTTTGACTGCATCGTAAGCAGTGATCTTAAAATACTCCATGTTAGGATCTCCGCTTTTTGCTCGTTCCCCTATCTTATAGAACCAATTCTTTTTACCTTTTACGTTACCGATTAGTTTACACTTCGCTTGTGTTGCGGTTAATGTAGATCGCAATGCAAACCATGATTCCTCTCTTGCTCGACTTGCCTCATCAAATACCGCAGCGTATACGTCATCCCCATAAAGGTTATCGGGTTTCTCTGCTGATTTAAATTCTATCCGTGAGCCTATTGGTGTAGTCAGTACCAATTTGCTCTCGTTGGAGTGAAAGAAGTCACGAATATTGACCTGGTTCTTCATACGCCTAAACGCAATCTCAGCCTGTTGGTAAACAGGAGCAACCCACCATACTGCTTGGTTAGGTTTTAGTAATAGTGCTTGTTCAAATAACCATATAATATGCGAAGCCGTTTTACCCGTCTTAGTAGATGCTGCTGTAATAGTATAACGTGCAGGACTATCGAGGATAGCCGTTTGGTAACTTGTCAGCTTCGGTCTTGTATAATTAATGTCCATTTACAACACTCTGTAATACTTCAAACCTTGTGTGATTAATCGCTGCGATATTATGGTAGACATCACAGTAGGCATGGTTAATCAAACCTACGTCTTTACTTTTCTCGCTTTCTATGAGTTTAGTAAGTGGCGTTGTCCAATCGTTATTCTCCACAAAGAAAACGCCTAAATTACTGCGATGGTTTGTGTATGGTTCTACCTTGCTGACCAATATAGGCAATTTGTATGCTGCTGCCTCTACTATCTTCAGCTCTGATTTATAGCGGTTAAATTTAGTGTTTGTAAGTGGTGCAAGTACAATGTCTATCTCAGAGTAGTAAGTGCCGTAAATGTCGGCTCTCGTGCCTTCTCGAACTTCAAACCACTTAGGTCTGTTGTGAGGATACTCGCCTGTAATCGCTCTCTCCATTTCAACCCATAGCTTAGAAGTTGGATGATATCCGCACATTAGGAATCTGTATCCATATTTCTCGCAAATTGGCTTAATCTGACCGCTTAATAGTTTTAAATCTTCAAGGTGACTAATACCACCTACCCAACCAATCGTCTTAGGGTGTTCGATTTCAGCGTTCCATTGTCTTTGTATTGGGTCTATTGCATTCGGTAGAATATACACGTTTTTGTTAATCTCCTTAATCTTCTCTGCAAGTTGTGGAGTTGTACAGGTTACCGCATCTGCATAGTGTATCGCATCCTTTACGGCATTCTTAAGATAAGCCTTATAGAACTTGTATGCTGGATTGTAACGAGGTAGCACCCAATAATCGTCGTTATCGCATACAAAAGGGATTTTCTTTTTTGCTAAGATTGGTAATATGTTGTACTGCAAATGACCAAGCCATCTATTGAATACAACGACATCGTACTTCTCATACGGCAAGTCTGCCCATTCTTTTTTATCTTGGCTAATATCTACAGTGCAGTCATAATCTAACTGCAAACGAGCATAAGGGGTGTATAGCCTATGAAAGCTCACCCCACTCATGCCGTCAAACAAAACTAAGATTCTCAAAATGGTGATTCAGGTTTGGGTTTTGGTACTGCTACATAATGAGTAGCCTTACTCTTCTCGTGTGGTGTCTTTAATCGTTGTACACGAATACGAACATCTCCATACTTGTTCTTTTCTAATTTGCCAGTGCGAATAGCCTGTTCAAACTTTTCTAAG